AGAGATAGTCTTTCAGTTGATATGTCATAATTCATAGTTGGTTAGAACTAGTTCCTTGCGAGATGCTTGATCAGTATTATAACTCCCCACGCTCCTCATGGTGTAGGTGTGTGCAAATTCGGCAGCTGTCCATCCGGTAAAACGATCACGGATTAGTTGAGATGAATTGTAAGATACAAGTTGAGGACCGACAAACCGATCACAGATAGCAGCAAACCCATCATGATCAAACCCTTTATGCATGTTCCCCTTCTTACCATAGAGATTAGAACCAATCTCATAAGGAGGATCTAGATAAGTAAAGATGTCTTTGTTGTCAGTAAAGAGTTCTTGATAGCGAAGATTAGTAATCTTCCATTTCTTGATCATCAAGGAATAGTCTGGGAGTTTATCAATGCCTCGCATTGAGAAATTACTTTCTGAAGCCTGCTTTGAGAAGGAGCTGGATTCAGTGAGACCAGAAAAAGAGCACTTGTTAACAATGTAAAAACTAACAGCACGAGATAGGTTGGATGTTTGATCATCGTTTACTTTCTCCTTAGCGTCTAGAAATAATAGTTTTGCTGATACTGGTTCTGGATGACGATTCTTGAGTTGCACAAGTTGATCACGCATCTCTCTACCATTTTCCTGGAGTTCTCTCCAGAAGTTATAGAGTGGTTCGTATAAATCATTCACCCAGATATCTAGGTTTGGGTAACGTTTACCAATTTCAATAGCAACAGACCCACCACCCAAGAATGGTTCACGATACTCGCTTGCCTGGGAAAGGTCTGGGAGGAACCGGAACAGGTTTGCCAGTGCTCTGCTTTTGCCCCCTGGGTAGCGAAGGGGTGTCTTCAAAGATTTCAAAGTTCGGGGCATTGTATTTTAGGTATTCAAAAAACGTCATTTTTAATTCCTTCTCAGTCATGCCACAGTGCTTTGCTGCAGCAGGTAGGTTCATTGTAGCATAGAAAAGACCCTCATGGGATTCTTTTACATTCTGCGGTGTGGTTTTATTTGGTTTCATTTGAATTCACAACTCATCATGATCTCAGTAAGACATGCCAACAGGTTGATCTCTTGATCAGGAACAATAGTAATGTCTTTCATATACTTAGCAATGATAAGAACAGCTTCAGGAATAGAAGCAGGTTTCAATACACCATACAAACTGTCATAGATCTTACGCATCACCATACTAGGATCATTGTCCAGATGTTGAACTACCCAGTTCTTTACATTAGTAAAGTCTTTTTTCTTCAAGGACGAAAGGAGAGTGTCAAGATTGACATCAGCAACATCCACAAGAATAGCAGACGTAATAGCACCAGTAGCGGCATAGCGTTGGCACTCATTAATAAGACGCCTCCAGTCAGGATAATAACGCTTAGTAATTTTAGCGAGAACTTTATCTTCATACTCAACATTCTCGTTAGTCAGAATAGTTTGGAGACGAGTAAAAAACTCACCTTGAAGTTGAGTAGACTGCTCAGGTTTGATCCTGAAATCTACTACCGTACAACGTGAGTGCAACGGTTCAATAATTTTATTGATAAAGTTGCAAGTAAAGATGAATCGGCAGTTGCTATGAAACTCTTCTACAGCAGTCCTGAGAGACAGTTGCACGTCGCTAGTGGTGTTGTCTGCTTCGTCAATGATGACGACCTTGTGGGATGCTCCAGAGGTCAGAGAGACCGTAGTGGCAAACTGCCTCACACGGTTCCTTACAGTGTCCAGGAAGCGTCCTTCATCCGATCCGTTGATCACGATGTAAGAGGCACCAATCTCCTCACACAGCGCCTTAGCGATGGTTGTCTTACCCACACCAGCAGTGCCACTCAGCAGCAGGTTAGGTAGTTCACCTTGATTAACGAAACCCTGAAATACTTCCTTGATACTAGCAGGAAGGATACAGTCCTCAACAATACTTGGGCGGTATTTCTCCACCCACAAAAATTCTTTACTCATTCTAATGGTCGTGTAAATGATTTAGATATGATGCCATTGGCGCTGAACATCATTTGCATATACTCCATACCCTTCTTGGGTTTGGTATGCTCACCACAGGTAAAGATATCGCAGACTGCCATACCTTTCTCTGGCCATGTGTGAATACTAATATGACTCTCTGCCAGCATCGCCACACAAGTTACACCTTGAGGATCAAACTTATGTGAGTTGATTGCCAACAGAGTTGATTTACACCTTTTAGAAGCAGTGTAAACAATATCTCTGATAAACTCTTCGTCATTTAAAAGATCGCGGTTACAATCTTTTAGAGTAAACAGAAGGTGCTTCACGCTGGCTCAAGAGCAATGTAATAAGTCAGGTCGGTATTTACATTAGTCCACTCTGAAATGAGGTGTTGGGATACTTTGACCGTATAATCACCGGGGAGAAGACGAATGTTTTCAATCTTAAGATCAAGAGAATAGGTGCCAGTAGAACAACCTGCCACAGTGATATCGTAAGTATTGCTGGTATCATTCTCTTTGTCCCTAAGGATAAGTTTAATCTCATCATGACCTTCAATTGATTGGAAGGTTAGATCAGGTAGACTATAAACAGCAGATGCTTTTTGTAGCGCAACCAGATCTTCACCAGTTAAATTAAACTGAAGATCAGCACCAGGAAATTTTACATTTTTTTCCGGAGCACCCTTGAGCGTAATTTCAGGATCAGAAAAATAATACTTAACAGACTGACGACCGCCACGGATGTTGACAAAATCGCCAGATGCGAATTCAAGCTGAGGATCGTGAAACAAAGAGATCCCAGAAAGAAACTGACTGAGATCATAAATTGCGAAGTCCACAGGAAATACTTCTTCGCCAGTGAACTTTGCCAGAATGTTCTCTGCATTAGAGATGGTTCGTACAGTGCTTCCCTTACGGAAGACGATTGAGGAATTGATTGTACTGAAGTTTTTGAGAACATCTAGAGTTTTTTTAGATAGGATGACTTTACTCATTGATTGTAAGATTCGGTGATAGCAGTTTTGTCACTAAAATGCAAAAGCAATAGTGCGTAGTGTAAGATTTTGATAATGTCACGACGGGCAGTTCCTTTTTTATCGTAACGAGAAGCATACTTTAGGATGTTGCTTCGGCAGAATGCCTCTGCATCACCCACTGCTTCAATCAAATCTAACGTTTGAATCTCGTCATTGCCAGCAGAATAATGTTGTCCATAGGTTCCAGTAATATAGTCACGCAACTCATCCAAGAGAGCGTCTTCATTGTATTTTTTCACGGTATGCATACGTAATCAATATCTTTATAATAGCACTCTTGACTTTCTCCGTCAAGGTTAATGACAGTAATAATATCACCTGCCACATTAGAAACTCTAGCAGCGCCTTGACCACTGATGTGGATGACACTGCCAATAAAGTTACAATCTCCTAGTTCAGGCATCTTCAGTTTCTCCATCAATTTCAACTCCAGCATCAATTTTATCATACAATTCAATAAAGGATTGTTTGGTTTCTTCATCAAAACGATTGACACAAACCTTGATCGCCTTCATACGATCACCCCAGATAGCATATGCTCGTACAATATGAACCAAACGACGGGTGCTGATCACTTCATCAATACCCCCGTCCTTGAAGGTGCGACGGATAATGTCTGCCCAGTTAGCAAGGTTAACACAAAATTCTTCATCATGCTTACCAACAGCAGCAGTAATGCGAAGAAGAATTTTAGTTTCTACAGCAGGAGTAGGATACTCTTGCTCAAAGGTCAAGGCAAAACGCTCAAGGAAGGCTTCGTTGAGAACGTTAGTTCCAATAAAGCGACCGTCATCGCTGCCTTTACCTTTAGTATTTGCAGTTGCAATAACATTGAATCCAGATTTAGGGTTTACATAACGACCAGTCTTTTTCAGAAAGACACCCTTACCTTCCAGAACAGATTGTAGGCATAGGATTTTGTTAGATGCCAGGTCAACTTCGTCTAGAAGCAACACAGCTCCGCGTTCCAAAGCCTCAATGACTGGTCCGTTGTGCCAAACAGTTTCACCATTAACAAGACGAAACCCACCAATAAGATCATCTTCGTCAGTTTCAATGGTGATGTTCACACGAATGAGTTCCCTATTTAGGGAAGCACATGCTTGCTCTACTGAAAGAGTTTTACCATTACCAGACATACCAGTGATAAACACCGGATAAAATAATTTGGAACTGATAACTTTTTTCACATCAGTAAAGTTACCAAAAGGAACAAAGTTCTCATCCTTCATAGGAATAAGATTTTGTTCTACTGCAGGCATAGCAGCAGGTGCTTCGTAAGTTTGTTCTAGATGTTCCTGTACTGTAAGGTTCCAAGTGCCACGTTTAACATAGAAGTCCCGTAGACGCTTGGTAGCAGTAGCATAGGTTACACCAAAATAATCACATGCAGAAGTGACATGTTGTGCATTAATATCATTGCCATAATTTTCTGACAGATAAGAAGCAAGTTGTGATGTAGTAAGATCTGACTTTGCAGGCATGATGCGTTTCGTTTATGTAGTTATTATAGGGTAAGGTAGGGGAGAGTCATGGGAAGAGTGGACGGTTTGTCAAGCGACATACTCCACAAAAGAACTAAGAAGTTTTTTATTTGCAGATTTACCGCCAAGCATTTTTTTAAATGCCTTAGTAATATCTCCTTTTTTTGCACCACTCTCAACATTAAACTCAGCAGTCTCGTTCAATGAATTGTTAGAGATGGCATAAAGAGCAGTGAATGCTTTAGGGTTTTTAATAATAGCAGACTTTTCTTTCTTCCACTGTTTTTGAATATCAGAGTAACCTTCATAAGAAGCATAACGTCCAACAAAATTTTGCAACTGAGAACCTCCAAGAATACGAAACCCAATCACATTTACACCTGGGTTACGATCACGAACTTGCTGAATAAAGATGTTAGTTACATTACTATAGTCAAACTGCTCATAGGTAATTCCAGTTTTACGATCCCGAAGTACTTGATAATAATCAATACGGCGAGGAGCAACACGATACTCATCTTTATGATCTAGATAAATTTCATGACCATATGCAGCAGAGCAACTCTCACCATCAGAAAGAACACAAACGTTGACTTTTTGAAGATCGTTGTTGGTTTTAAATTCAGGAATAATGTAGTTCAACATAACGATTGCTTCGTTTAATGGAGTACCAGACAGACCGACACCTAAAGTAGTTGAGTACCCACTATACGCTTTGTAGTAATGAGCCTCACGAAATAAATTCTTACACATACGCTCGTACTGACGAGAGTTAGAACGAGAGGAAATAAAGTTCATCAGATGAAAATGTTCATCGTTTATATACACTGTATTTTTTTGAATGTTTCCATAAGTCATACTATAGTAACTAGTATCATTTTCCATGGAACGTTTAGCACATACCCATTCATTAGTGAAAGCATATACTTCAAATGGAATCTGAACCTTCTTACAAAATGCAGTGAGGTTAAGAACTTGTTTAACAGTAGCAAGAATTTCATTACTCATGGAACCAGACCAGTCAAGCAAGAATATCAAACCATGATTTTTGCCATCAGGAATTACAGTTACTTTTTTGAAAAGATCTTCGTTGTACTTGTAAGTATGAAGTCTAGAAGTATCAAGTACACCAGTCTTAGATTGACCAGCACGAGCATAAGCGTCAGCTGACTTACGGCATTCAAATTCTTTTACTAAGTAGTTTACTTCTTTTTGTGATTGCTTACGAAATTTATAATACTCACCATCAACATACTCATAGTTTTCTTCTTCTCCTGCATTTTTATCAATCCAATTATGTAATGTAGTCCAATCAACAATGTGATTATTCAAATTCATTGCTTCTGGAATTTCAACATACACAGGGGAGCGACCCTGACGAGAAGAAAGATTTTCTGCTGAGTTGTCAAAGGAACGTTGAGTTTGAGAAGTCTCTCCACCAGTATCTCCACCTGAATAATCTTCTTCTCCTTCTTCTTCATAATCTTCTTCGTAATCATTATTTTGCTGAGGAATTGAAGAATTTTCAAACTGATCTTCGCTAACCTGAGTATTTTCTTCTTCTTTACTATTTTCGTTTT